CAGAACCACAAATAATTTTTGATTCTGATAGAATTATATTGAATGCTAAACAAGATGATATAGGAATATTTGCACAAGGTGATGTTCACATAAAAGGAAATAGTGTAAACATTCACAATAATGAAGCGGTTAATATTGTAACACAACAATTAGTATCAGATACATCTGATGGAGTTAAAAAAGATATAACTAAAAAACTAAATGATATAGATGGTGATACACAATTATTACCAGAGAACATTTTACCAATGGCACGAGCTATGAGACCAACAATAGAAAATATTAATAACGGAGTAATATCAGCAGCATCAAAAATATTACCACCCGTAATAGCACCAGGAACACCAAACCCATTGAATATATCAGGTCATTTACTTGACTTAAGTTTTTTTACAGACCAATTAAAAAAGATAAAAGACTTTTTTGAATTTGAATGGGTAAATAAACAAGAGTGGAAAACCATATCGTTAAATGAATTAACTGAAGAACTTGGGTTGAATGATTTAAAATCCCTTCCACCTGAACAAATACTTGCGTGGGAAGAATTTTTTGATGATGTGGATGCGGCAAAAGCTAAGGTAGCAAACATACAAGCACAGGCAGCTGCAGCAGCTGTAGCGGTAGCAGCATTAAATGCAGCATTTGATGCTATACAACAAGGTGGTGGTTCAACACAAACAATATTAGAAGCACTTGACGCTTATGAAGCAGACCCAAATAATCCACCATTAGATACAACTGACATCAGAGATGTAATTGCAGATGGTGCAGATACTGAAGATGTAAAAAGATATCTTGACTTTGGTGGTTCACCACAAGTTAGAGAATTATTAATCAGTTCTCAAAAAAGAGAACAAGACGCTCAAAAATTGTCTTCAATGGGAATAATTGCAGACTTAATTAGTGAGGGAATGAATTTATAACTAAACAGGAGTAGTAATGAAGAAAAATGAATTAATAAAAATAATCGAATTAGTCGTCCGTAAAGAAGTCAAAAAACAGATGACCGAGATATTTATTAATGATAAAGAAGAAATCAAACTATCAGAAGCGATTTCTACACCAACACCTAAAAGGGTAATTAAGAAAAAATCTAAAAAACAATACTCAAAAAATACAGCATTAAATGAAGTATTGAATAACACAAGTCCATTGGGTTCATCAAATCAAACTGAAGAATATCCAACATTGGGCGGTGGAGTATTGGGTTCTGACAATATGGCAGAAGTATTAGGTTATGGAAATTTAGGTGGGGTTCAGAATAAAGAAAGAGCGAGAGAGATGGCAGCAGTTGATACAATCAAGAAAGCAGGTGTTTCAGTAGACCAAGTGCCAGAAGATGTTCAAAACGCATTAACTCGTGATTATTCTGGTTTGATGAAAGCAATTAATAAAAAAAAGGATGGTAACTTTAGACCATAATGGCAAGCGTAAGAGAAATAGATAGAAATGAGGATGTATTCGTTGGAGTTAGATTTCCATTAGACCATAGTCAAGAAGGGTTTTTTTATAAAACAAAAACAATACTTGAACAAGCAAAAGCTAATATGAGAAATCTATTACTAACTTCATTAGGTGAAAGAGTTATGCAACCAGAGTTTGGCTCAACACTAATGGATGTTATTTTCAATCAAGGTCCTGATGTAGAGAACGATATAGACGAAGCCATTAGAGAAGCAGTATCTAATTGGTTACCATATGTTATCATTAACGAAATAAATATGTTTCAACAAGGTAACCAAGTTGATGTATCAATAGACTTTTCAGTATCATTAGAGCCGGATTCATTTGATACAATAACATTTAATTTTAATATTGGAGAATAGAAATGCCGAGGCAAGTAGACTACGGAACAAATAAAAAATCAATAAAGAAAGAGGTAAACTATCTCGGTAGAGATTTTCGTGATATAAGACAAAATCTTATTGAGTTTGCGAAAACTTATTTCCCAACAACATACAATGATTTTAATGAAGCATCGCCAGGTATGATGTTTGTTGAAATGGCAGCATATGTTGGTGATGTATTAAACTATTATGTTGATAATCAATTCAGAGAAACATTATTACAATTTGCAGAAGAAAGAAAGAATGTATTAGCAATTGCTCAGTCATATGGATACAAACCAAAATTAGCTGCACCATCAACCGTAAAACTTACAATGCAAGTTGATGTTCCTGCAAAGAATTTAGGTGGTGGTAATTTTAAAGCAGATTTAGATTATGCCGGTATTTTATCAGCTGATTCTACAGTGATGTCAGCGAATGGAACAGAATTTAGTTTATTAGACGATGTTAATTTCAAAGTATCAAGTTCATTAGACCCAATGGAAGTAGAAGTGTTACAACCAGCTTCAGGTAATATTCCAACTAATTATAGATTGACTAAAAAAGTATTAGCAAAATCAGGAACAAGAAAGACTGAAACTTTTGCATTTACAAGTGCTAAAAAGTTTGACAAGATAGTTTTGTCAAATGATAAGGTAACGGAGATTGTATCAGTAACAGATAGTCAGAATAATAAATACTACGAAGTTCCATTCTTAGCACAAGACACAGTGTTTGAATCAGAAGAGAATACAAGTTTGAATGACCCAGCGTTATCACAATATCAGAATGACGCTCCTTACTTATTGAAGTTAATTAAGACACCAAGAAGATTTACAACTTATGTTCGTGATGATAATAAAATGGAAATACGATTTGGAAGTGGAGTCAGTTCAGACCCTGATGAAGAATTAATACCAAATCCAGATAATGTTGGTTCAGCATTAGGAAGTGGTATTTCAAGATTGGATGAATCCTATGACCCAACTAATTTCTTAAAAACACAAACATTCGGATTAGCACCAAGTAATACAACACTTACCATAGTTTATAATTATGGTGGTTCAGTAGAGGACAATGTTCCTTCCAACGCTATCAATAGATTTAATAGAAAAACTTACATCAATAGTACAACAGGTTTAAATAGTGTTACACAAAATACATCAAACTCAACACTAAAAGTATTTAATGAAGAACCTTCTTCAGGTGGTGCAAGTCAAGAAACATTAATAGAAATAAAAGAAAATGCTGCAGCATATTTCAATGCACAAAATAGAGCAGTAACAAGAGCAGACTATATCACAAGAGTTTACTCTTTACCACAAAAGTATGGTAATATTGCAAAAGCATATATTGTTCAAGATGAACAATTAGAACAAGAAGGACAATTAGAAGTTATTGATGGTAAAGTAAAAAAAGTAGGAAATATAACAACAATACCTAATCCATTAGCATTGAATATGTATTTATTAGGATATACAGGAAATAAAAAACTAACTCAAGTAAATCAAGCAGTAAAAGAAAATTTAAAATTATACCTTTCACAATATAGAGTGTTAACAGATGCGATTAATCTTAAAGACGCATATGTTATAAACATCGGTGTTAAATTCAACATCATAACTCAAAGAGGATATAATAAAAATGAGGTATTGTTTAGAGCAATACAACAAGTGAAGAATTTCTTCGCAACAGAAAAGTGGCAAATCAATCAACCAATTGTGTTGAGTGATTTAGCATATCAGATTTCATTGGTGGACGGAGTAGTTTCTATTGTTCCACCCGAAACAAACAATCCACAAAAGAATTTAATCGTTATTGAAAACAAACATTTAACAGCAGACAATTATAGTGGTAATGTTTACGATATAGATTCCGCATCAAAAGACGGAGTTATATATCCTTCATTAGACCCAAGTATATTTGAATTGAAATTCCCTGATAGTGATATCGAGGGAAGAGTATTGGGAGATAAATAATGCATTATTTTGAATTTGGAAAAAGAGACGCTACAATCTATTCTGGTGGAACAACTTCATCAAGAAATACAGGATTAGATGAAATACTTGAAGTAAATAAATCAGTAGCAGGGAATGGTAGTGTTCAAAATGTTTCAAGAATATTAATTGATTTTGACTTAACATATATTTCGGAGTCAATTCAAAGTGGTTTAATGCCAGCGACAACAAAGTTCTTCTTAAATTTATTCGACGCAACTTCTGAAGAAGTTGAAGCAGAACAACCACTTCATATTTATATGGTTAGTGGTAGTTGGAAACAAGGAACAGGAAAACTTGACCACAATCCAGTAACATCAGACGGAGTAAGTTATCAATATAGAGACCACGATGCTAAAACACCTTGGATTACAGGTTCAGTATTGAATGAAGGTGGTACTTGGTTCACAGCAAGTATTGATGCCAATCAAGAATATGGAATCAGTTCTTCATTTGATATTACATTTGACAAGAAAGATATTAGAGCAGATGTTACCGATATGGTAAACAACTTTATATATTCAAGTTCAGTTTACCCGAACAACGGCTTTATCATCAAGAGAGAAGATAGTGGTTCTTATGGAAACAATCACCAAACAGCTAGTTTTGATTATAATGACGGACAAGAAGGTGATAGTTCAAGATTAGGAAATCTAAAATTCTTCGGTAGAGAAACACATACAATCTATCCACCTAAATTAGAAGCAGTGTGGGACGATTCAGTTTGGTCAACAGGTAGTTTATCACCACTAAGTTCAACAGATTTAGAAAGATTAAAAGTGTATTTTAAAAACATAAGACCAGAATATAAAGAAAATGCAAAAGTTAAATTGAGAGTAGTTGGTAGAGAATTATACCCAACAACAGCTTTTGCTACAACACCTGCAGAATTAGATGTAAAATATTTACCAAGTGCATCTGCTTTCTATTCAGTTAGAGACGCAGAAACAGAAGAAGAAATAATTCCATTCGGAACAGGTTCAAAAATTAGTTGTGACTCAACAGGTAATTTCTTTAATATACAAATGGACGGACTACAAGCAGAAAGAAATTATAGATTTTGTATTAAGATAATTAGTGGTAGTAATACTTCTGATGAACAAATAAACTTCTATGATGATGATTATGAATTTAGAGTGGTGAGATAAAATGCCTTATTTACCAAGTGACGCAAGAAAAAAATCAGAACTCTATGATAATGTATTGGGTGGTGATGTCAAAGAATATCAAGACTCAATTGAGGATTTAAAAAAATCATTAGCTATATCAGGTTCAGTTGTTGATTCTAAACAACCACTAAGAAATTCAGAAGGGATATTACAATCATTTGAAAGTTCAGTTGACGGATTATCATTAGAAGAAGATTATCAACAAGTTCGTTTAGAAAACAAACAACAATTTTTTGTTGGTGAACTTGATAATAGTTTTAGTTTTTTCTTTGATAGTGAACAGCAGGGTGATGAGGATACTGATGATGATTCAGAAGGAGAGGGTGATGGAGAACAAACTTCCAATGAACAAGTTGAATTCCAAGCAACCATAAGAGATTATCTGATTCAATTTACCAACGAATATTTCCAAGCCGAAAACGGACCAGATATGTCAACAGACCTACTACACGAAAGAATTATACAATTCTTTTTGGCAAATAGAAAAGATAAGAAAGGTGTGAACGCTGATGGTTGGGAAAATTTTAGAGTTAATTCAAAAAGAGAAGTTAGAGGAATTAGTCTTAGAAGAATGAATGAAGTAAGAAAAGATTTAAGAAACTTTAGGTATGATGAAATAGTAGAAGACCATTTGTATAGAACCCTAAAGGGACAAGAGATATGGTTAAAATTTGGATTTCCATACGTTATAGATAAGAAACTTGATTAAGGATAACAATGGCTTTAGAATACGGATTCACAGATAAAGAAAAACAAAATTATTATCAACCAACTAAGGTTTATAGTAGTTTTGGTAAAGACTTTATTAACGATTATATTGCATTACACGTCTATGATATGAGTGATGTATTACTTACAACAAAGATAATGTCTTTAGATGAAGTAGAATTTACTACTGATGGTACTTTTGTTGACTTAGATATTGGACAACATTTGAGAAGTTTAGGTTTTCGTCAAGGTGATTTCAAAGTAACTTACAAATTTTTAAGAAGATTAGCCGGTAGACCAAGAACAATTTTTGTCGATGAAAAGGGAAATCTATTTACAGGCGATGTAGAAAGAAAAGTAATCAACGGAGAAACAAGATACTTTCAAAAAACTTCCGATGAAGAAAAGTCAACTAATGAACCTATCGAGGTATTCGTAAGAGAACAAAAATATATTATAGCTGAATCATCACCAGATAAATCAGAATTAAGAATTGCAACAGACCCACAAGTTAGAAACAAAGAATACTTAAGTGACTTCAAAGAAATGAATACTATGATAGAATATCAACCACTTGATGAAGACAATAGTGGTTTAATAAAATTTGATTCAAAAGACCAAAACGTTTTAGAATTTGATATCAATCCACAAGACAGAGGATTCACACAAAATATGGTAGGTGGTCAAATCATTATACCAAGTTTATATAAAATTACAGGTGAAGAAGATACAACAAATGAAGATACTACAAGTGACTTTGAAGAAAAAGATATAGAAGAACAATACAATGAATTAACACAACAAGATTTAATTCAATTAGCTGCTAACGGAGACGATGACGCAGATAGAGAACTTCAAGAACGAGCAGCAGATAGAGATTACTAATGGCAAAAGATAGATACAATTCAGAACCAAGTGGTAGAGCAGGAGCTGGTGGAAAGAAAACTCGAGGTAAGTCATTACTAAAAGGTAAGAAAAAAACACTAAGGTCGTTAGTTGCTACACGTGTTACACCACCACCAAGACTACCAATTAGAAAAAAACTAAAAGATGTAATCAAACAAAAAGATACATCACAGCCAGGTAATGCCATAGCAAATATTTTAGCAGGTTACAAACCAAAACCACCTGCAATTCAAATCAAAACTGAAATAGCAGTAGAGGAAACAGCCAAAGTTGTAAAGACAAAGCCAGAACCTTTACCAGTTCAACCATTAGTTATACCTGCTCCAGTATTATTACCACCACCAATAGAAACATCTACAAAAGATATCGGTGTGCAAACACCAATGAAAAAAAGGTCACAAACAAATTTAAGACCTGATGGAGTAACAGAAATACTTGGACCTGGTGGAGTTGTGTTGGAAGAGATAGGTATCGATGGAAAAGTTTTTAGTGACCCAATTAAAGATGTTGGATTTGACCCAAAAGACCCACCACCTGCTATAAAAAAATTAAGAGAAGATTTTTCAGAACACGTATACACAGGTAAAGATGAAGCTGGTGAAGTATTTAAACCTAAAGAAGAAACAGTAAAAGCTTTAAAGAATGCAGGATTATCAAGATTTATTCCAAAAGTTCCAAAACCAATCATTACACCAAAGGTTGAAACTGAAAGTGGTAATAAAGTTGGTAAGGCAAAAGAGAGAATTGTTACCAATAAACAAGCTCAACAAAAATTAACACCAAGAGATTACGTTGCAACTATTACTGAAGTGATGGATAGTAATCGTATTAGAGTTTCTTTATCTTACAATGACGGAGTAAATCTTTATCAACATAAGGGTGATGATGAAGTAGGTAAGAAATTTAAAAACTTTAGAGTTAATTACATTAAGAATAATATCGAAAGATATAAAACCTATATGGTAAAAGATAATGATTATTATCTAATTACAAATGAACAACTTGATATAGATGGGAAAGAAAGATTTGTTAAATTAAAACAACCAGCAGAAACGTGTGAAGTAGACGATAAAGTTTTATTTGTAGAAAAAAGATTGCCAGATTACAAAGATGTAGTTAGACTAAATCCATTTGTAGAAGCAGAAAATAATAGTTTGTTTTTACGATTACCTAATTTAAATTCAGTAGACAATCCGATTGATTTTCAAGGAACAAACTATACATCTCACGATGGATTATTAAGTGATAAAGATGATGACGCAAGAGACATAGAAAGAATATTAGTATCAGGTAGTTTGTTAGATGTTCAACCAAATATTGATTATCAAAAAACTACAACAGATTTAAATTTTGAAAGAGATGATATAGGATTTGGAAACTTTGTAAACTTCTCATCAGCAGAAAGAAGACTTAGTAACTTTAAAGATAAGTTAATATTAATTGAAAGTCATAGTGCAGCAAGTGCTTCATTAACAAATGTATCAAGTTCAGCATCAACAAGATTATCACTTCAAAGAAAAAAACAAAGAGTAATTAATTCCTTTGACCCATATGAACATTATTTATATTTTGAAAGTTCATCATACAGAAGTGGTTCAGACGGACAATTCCACGATACAAGTTGGCCAAAGACAACTTCATCATCACCATATACATTAGCAGCGATAGGCACTGCAGCAGCTAATAGTTGGTATAATAATATGATAGAAAGTGCTTCCGTATATGACCAAAGTAATATGAATTCATTGAGAAATTCTTTACCACTACACATAAATCAAGATACAACAAACAATGTATTTTTAGAATTTATGGATATGGTTGGACAACAATTTGATGAGATATGGAGTTACACTAAATCTATAACAGATATCAATGTAAGAGTAGAAAAGATATCAGAAGGTATTTCAAAAGATGTAGCACAAAAGTATGCACAAGCACTTGGACTAAACTTAACAAGTGGAAATGATTTAGTAAACTTACCTGAATATTTATTAGGTAATAATTCAAGTGGAACATCAGTATATGAATCACCACAAGAAACCGTAACAGAAGAGATATGGAAAAGAATACTTGCTAACTTACCTTACTTTATTAAATCAAAAGGAACCGAAAGAGCATTAAAAGGATTATTAAATTGTTATGGTATCCCAAGTTCTATTTTAAGAATTAGAGAATATGGTGGGCCAGATAAAGGAACAAGAGTCAACTATGAAATCAAAAGAAAGTTTACAAGAGCAACAGATTTTAAAGCAGGTCAATATATAAAAACACAATGGAAACCTGCAGCAGATGGATTAATTCCTGATACATTAGAGTTTAGATTTAGAAGTCCTAAATCACAAGACCAAGTAATCTTACAGAAAGATGATAACTTCGCTATCTCATTAGAAGACAATGGAGCAACAGACGAATATGGATATTTAAGATTCACCATTAGTGGTTCAGACGGAAGTGTAAACTATATTACTTCATCATTACAACCATTTTACAATGATGAGTTTTGGTCAGTTATGTTGACAAGAAAGTCAGCAAGTAATGATTTAGAATTTGATGATGATAGTATACACGCAAGTTCATCATTTGAGTTGACTACAAAATATTACGAATCATCAAAACGAAGAATTTTATTCCAAGATAGTCAAAGTATGCAAGTGACATCTTCTGCAATCAATGCAGCATTTACTTCAAGTGGACACGTATACTTAGGTGGTAGTGGTAGTTCATTCGGAACACAATTTACAGGTTCATTGATGGAGTATCGTTTATGGTCAGAACCATTAAGTTCAAGTATATTTGATAATCACGTCAGAGCACCAAAGGCATATAATGGTAATCACTATTCATCATCATATGACAAACTATTAGTTCGTTATGAATTAAACGATAATAAAAATTTACAATCATCACCAGGTGTAACAAGTTCAGCACACGACTTGACATTTGAAACAGGTTCAGCAGAAGTAAATGGATTTACAGGTAACTTCTCAAGAACATTGGTAGACCAAGAAAAATTAAGAGTACCTGATATTGGAAGTTCTCGTAGAAATGCTACAAAGATTAGAATAGAAGATACTACAATAAAACAACCATTAGTATATAATCAAAGAAAAGAAAAATCTTCTGATGACTTTGCACCAATCGATAGTAATAAGTTAGGAGTATATTTTTCACCAACTGATGTTCTTAATGAAGATATAATTTATAGTATTGCAGATTTTAACTTTGATGATTTTATTGGAGACCCATCACATCAATTTAAAAAATTCTATCCTGATTTAAGACACTTAAGAAAAGAATATTTCAAAAGATATCACAAAACAAATAACTTCTTTGATTACTTAAGAATACTAACTTACTATGATTCAAGTGTATTTACACAAGTAAAGAATTTAGTTCCTGCGAGAGCAAATGCTACTGTAGGTATATTGGTTGAACCAAGTATATTAGAACGTTCAAAACAAGTAGTTGGAGACAGACCAGAATTTGAAAACACATACTATGAAAATGCAGACCACTTCGGTGAAGGAGTCAAAGTAACAAGATACATCACAGGTTCAGATGATAATTATTTTGAAACAAGTGGTGAATACACAACATATGGTGGAGATATTAATTTAGCATTCTTTGATACAGGTTCATCATTAGGATTTTTGAACAATCGTTCTATAATGGTGTTGGATGCTTTAGACCCACGAAGTGAGTATGGAACATTATATGCAACAGCAAGTGTAGAAGATGGGCCAGGTACAAGTAACAAAATATTTACAGAAGTATTACAACCTAACTTGACGGCATCAAGAACATCAGAGAATAATCAAATAAAAGAATTTTTCTATTCAAGTTCATTGAGTGCTTCAATAGGAACGAGTGTAGCATATAGTCATTCGTTTGTTGAGAGTGATGTTCAAAGTGTTGCATACGATTCACCACTATTTAGAACATTTTACATAGGAACAAAATTAACAAGAGACAATACTATTGACGGAAAAGAGCCAATAGAAGTAAATCAAGTATCACCAACAACAATAGTGACACAAGATTCAGACATAACTAAACTAAGAACGGATTAAAACTAATGGAAAATTTAACTTTCTTATATTTATTACTGAATAAGAATAGTTATATAATTTCCACAGGAGCAAAATAAATGGGATTTTTAGACAATACAAGTATAACAGTAGACGCCATCTTAACAAAAAAAGGTCGTGAACTTTTGGCAAGAGGGCAGAATGAATTTAAAATAACAAAATTTGCATTAGCAGATGATGAGATTGATTACAATCTTTATGATACAACACACCCTAATGGGTCAAACTTCTATGGTGCGGTCATTGAGAATATGCCACTATTAGAAGCATTTGTAGATGAGAATCAGCTAATGAGATATAAATTAACAACACTTCCAAAGGAAACAGCAAAACTTCCTATATTGGAATTACCTTCACCTTCATTGACTTTCAATGGAGCAGGACAAACCCAAACGATTAATCCAAATACTCGTAATGGTGTTGACACTTCATACACATTTATATTACAGAATGCAGAAGTAGCAAACATCTCAGCAGTAGGAGTTAGTGGTGGTGGAAACATAGCAGCTATCAAGAGAGGACGAGGTAGACAAGACGACGCTCTAATGAGAGAAGAGATGGATATGTTCCCAAGAGGTAGAAGAGCAACTACGCCGGTATTCCTAAACGAAGGTGAAAGAAAACGCTCAGTAACTATAACAGCAAAATCGGTAAACATTATTTCAAGGTCATTGACTGCACAAACAGCAACTAACATAACAGTAGTTGGTAATCAATCAGGTGCACAATTTACCTTACCAGTTACCGTAAAAGCAGACCCAAGTAAAGTATAAGGAGTAACTAATGTCGACATTTCAAATATTTGATAGAGATAATGATGTAGTTGAAAATCAAAGAACAACTATATCGAGTGGACTATGGACAGGTGGTTCAGGAACTTTAACCGCAGCATATACACAATCTACAAATGGAAACATTACAGGTTCCTTTTTAGATATCTACAACGAAGACCCAAACTTATCAAGTTCAGCAGAAATTCAGTATGCAGTTGGATACGCACATTTCGATGGAAGTGGTTCAGCAGGTAATACAACTAAACTAACAACAGGTGGTAGACAAACAAAAGCACTTTATAGTCAGTTTAGAAATGTATTGTTAGCACCTAATACTGAAAAGTTTGAATTTACATCTTCACCAACAGCATCAGGTGATAAAGACTTTTATTTTGTATCTTTCCAAAGAGCAAGACAAAGAGAAAAGATTGACCCAGGTAATTGGGAATTACGTTTATCAGGACTAATGCCAGCAGGTGATACTAAAGATAGTATAGTTAAATTGATAGATGATAGTGGAGCAACAACAAATGTTACTGTAAACCAAGGTGGTAGAGTATTTAATGTTGTTAGTGGTTCCATCGCAGACGGAATCAAAGTGACAGCAGCAGCTGAAACTACATTCGGTGCTTATGGATTATTTTATCCTGACTTGGGAATCGTATTATTAAATGCTAAGATGGCTGAATTGAGTGGTGGTTTATCACCAAACCCAAGACAAGCTGATACATTTGATAATAGACCACAAGCATTCTATAACTCAATTAATTCAGGTTCATACTTTGCAGCTCGTAGAGAAGAAGAAATAAGTTCAACAAATTACTTTGTTCGTGTTAACAACAAGAAATTTAATTTCAGTTCTAACCCAACATTTGCAACAGGTTCGGATGGTTCTTTGACTCAAGCTACTTTCTTTAAAGACCCTAAAACTTTTATTACACAAGTTGGTCTTTACAATGATGAGAATGAGTTATTAGCAATTGCTAAATTATCTCAACCTTTACTAAACTCATATTCAAGGGAAGCTATTATTAAAGTGAAACTTGATTTTTAGGACAAACTAATGTTCAAGAATCTTGATAATTTCCAAGACCCTGCAGTTAGACCTTTCAAGGCACACAAGAACTTTACATTCAGTAATAATGATAGTGGAAGTGGTGTGTGGGGAATCAAAGCTCGTAGTGGTTCTACATTCAATTACATAAGTTCATCAGATGAAGTAACTTCAATTGTATCAGGTTCGGTAACGACTAATTATTACGGAACACCAACTTGGCATATGTTGAATCAAACATTCTATGCTAATCACATAACAGCAAGTTATAATCCAGGTTTATCAAGTAGAAATCTAAATACATCAGCTTCAATTATAAGCATAGGTAGAGATTTATTCGGTGAACAAATTAAACCAGGTAGTATTGATTTATCAGTAACGATTGGTAGTGTAACTTTTAATATTGTTGATGATGAAGAAGGAAATCTATACGATAGTAATCATTCAGCAAGTTTCTCAACATTCAAAACAAATAATTTTACAAGTGGTAGTACAACTACTTCAAATGCAGTAGGTAGTGGTAGTGAAGTTGGTAATGTATTTTACGAACAAGGACTATTAGTATTTACAGATACAGGTTCTTATGCGGATGCGGCAACTTCACCATTTACTTTAAAGTATCAAGCTACTCACACAATATATGAATATGAATATCGTGTATCAGCAAAACCACACGAGTTCAACATTTCAACAAATATCAGTTTAACACCTGATAGAAGTGGTAGTATCACTGTAAAAGAAGGCGCTGTATCAATGTCTAATTTCTTTCCACCAAGTCATAAACCAACAGGTCAAGGAACAGGAAGTTATGCACTATTTTACAATGCAGCATCAGAACAATTACCAGTAGTTACTGGTTCAGAATTCAAACCATACGTGACAGATATAGGTCTTTATAGTGAAGATAATGAACTATTAGCTCACGGAAAACTCGGAAAGCCCATCAGACTATCAGATGACATCGAAACTACATTCGTAGTTCGCTTCGATGTATAATATTTCCTAATCTTATATTTATTATTGTATTAAACCAACGGAGAAAACAATGTTTCATTTTATGAAGAATATGGTTATGACAGCGGTTATGTTTGGAGCAGTTTTCGCACAAAATCCAATTATCCGAGTAAAACAAATCGGTGAATGGAAGACGCCAGAGTATTGGTGGAAAGCTCAAGAAACCGTACAATTACAAACATTTTTAGCGGATGATATATCAACGCCAGCGCTCAAAAATAATAATTTTGACTCGTGGAGAGATGATATATTAGAAATGGAAGTAACTTTAGATGATGTCGGTGAAGACATCACTACATTTAGAATTGATATCGCATTCGATAACGACCTAATTACTTGGGTAGAGAATGACGGAACTAATCAAGAGACAGCAGTAAATGCTTGGTCTCAAGGAAACTCACGAGTTGTTAAAGGTAGTCATATAACAGGTTGGACTGAAGGAGACGAAAGTTCAAATGCAGACTATTCTTTTGAAGTAGTTTATTTTTCTAATGTAGGATATAAAGATGCTATTCAAGACAATGGTAATGAGGAATCAGTAACAAGTTCAGATTACGACTGGTTAAGAATTACTATGGTATCGCACGGAGTAGATGCTAATTCAGACGGAACACCAGATAAAACATTTGGTGGTGGTGATGGAGTTCAAAAGCAACTACTTAAATTACAATTTAGAATCAATGATGTAGCAGATAATTACGAACCACATTCATTTAGAATACCAACACTTTACGATGGTGGTAGTGGATACTACACTTATGTATCAGACGATTATTTATTAGACTATAAAGTTTACATCGATGGTAATTGGGGAACAGACGGAACAAACAATGGTGGAGCAAGAGGAGACATTACTCTACATCCTAAATTAGTTGATGTTGAAGGTTTCGGAAGATACATCGGTGAATGGGTAGATGTTGACGGAGATGGTGTAAAAGATTCAGGAGATGACTTTGAACAAAAAACTTATCCTTATTGGAAAGTTGTATTTGAATTAGATGAAGCTAATCCTGATGTAGATGATGACACACCATTTAGTAATTGGTATAACATTGAAAGTATTGCTGATGACGCAAACACAGCAGATGAAGATTTATCTGATGATGTTATCGGAGATTCAAATGGAACATACTACTATCTGAAAATGACAGATACTAATGGAGTAACATCATTAGCAAATCAAGCATTACCAGGTAAAGGATTTTTAGGAGTATCATATTTTGATTACACCTACACAGATAAAAATGGATATTACAATATTCAATTACCAAGAAACAATACTT